CACGCTCCACATCCTCTGGCAACTCGTCCAAGATGTTCTCGGATGGCGACAGTCCGTCCCCCTTGGGGGGCAACCCCAGGGCTGCGGCCAGTTTGGCCAAGCTGTTGCCCGCCTCCACACCGCGCAGTGCCCGGCCCATAGACAGCGTGTCCATGATGAACGCTGGGTGTGCGTTGTAGTGCCACTCCATGATCGACACATCGAAGCCTGCGTTCTGGGCCATGACAGCGGTGGTGCTCCAGTCGATTGACTTGAAGAACTCAGGCAAGTCCTTGCGTGTCACCCATACTGCGGGCGCTTCGCCGCCCAGCTCTTTCCAAGACAGCCCCCACGCCTTGAAGCGGGGGTCGCGTATGTACTCCTCCATGGTCTGGCAAGAGAAGCCCAGCTTAACGCCGCGCCCCCAGGCAGTTTCAAAGTCCAGTACGATGGCGCGTTCAAATGGTTTTGTCATTGAGTTCCTTTAGACCAGTGTTGTTTTGCGGTTGTTGGACTTTGGAAAAAAGACCAAAGAAAAAACGGGAAAGTCGATTGGCTCGTTGGGGTCTATGCGCTCCCCGTTAACCAGCACAGCGCCTTGTTGGATGTGTCTGCGCAGTTCCCCGTTGCTCATCTGTGTGCATGGGTGTTCTGCTGACATGGGGATGGCCGGGCGCAGGGTGTTGAGGTACTGTAGTGCGGTCAATTCATGGCCTCTTTGGGTGGTGCTTCACGCATGTTGATGTAGTTGAAAAAGTTATCCGCTGCCAGCAGCAGTGTGGCTGCATCCATCTCGTTGCAGTTGACTGTGACCACGCTGGCGCTCTCGTCGGTCAAGTCGCCCAGCACAATGACAGCAGCGTGTTTGTCCTCGGCGTAGCACTGGAGCAGTGAGTACACCAGCATTTTGAAGTGGTCCTTCTGGGCATCGGTCATAGCCGCCACTCGGCGCTCTATATCCTCTTGTGTTATTCGCATAGCAGTTCCTTTAATGTTTGTTTAACCAAATCAATGTTCTCCTCGTTGATGACCAGTGCCGTACCCCCGGCCTGCTGTATCTTGGCCAGTTCCATGTCTTGCAGCGCGGTGGTCTTGCCCTTGCCCGCCTTGCACTCGATGGCGATGAACGTGCCGAAGTAACAGCAGATGATGTCTGGTATGCCAGCCCTGCCCATGCCGTTTTGCACAGGCGAGAAGTGGTACACCGCGTTGGCATCAAGCAGTTGCTTGACTGCCTTCTTTACCTTGGCTTCGGGGGTCATTGCCATTTTGTTTCCTTCGTTTCTTGAAAAAGTATTTGATGACCTGAAGGCTAACACCAAACCGCTCGGCAATCTCCCGCATCGATACGCCCTGGCTGTGCAGCACAAGTGTTCGGCGCTCATCAATCATTGTGGGCTTGCGCCCGCTCCCAGGTCTTGCCCCGCCTTTCATTGAATCCTCCCCCTCATAGCCTCGACCATAGACATTTGCGTATCCAGCAACTCCTCCCGCTGTCTGCACACCTGCATGTACCTGTCGTACAAAGACTCGACCCCCCGTTGCAATCTTTCCAATTCATCCGCCGCTTGCAAGATGACTTCTTTGGGGCAGTACTCGTGGTTCAAGCGCAGGTCTTCGATCAACGCTTTCAGTTCTTCGTCTTTTGTCATGTGACTTCCTTTGCTTTGCGTGCGTCAACACATTCTTTACACACATATTTTTTAAACCCCGGCTTTAGGTTGAGTACGCACCCCTGTTGTGGGCGTGACTCTTTCTGGCACCCCCAACACAGTTGCCCGCGTTCGTGCATCCACGTATTGTGTTCGCGTGTCATCTTTGCAACATCACCAGCCTGCGCCAGCATATTGAAGGCGGTATTGCCCTTGCCTTTGTGGCTATCCCATTTGCTCATGTGTTTTCCTTGTATTCTGTTCTGCGTTGTTTGATATGCGGGATGCTTTCGTGGTCAGGCCATGCTTCAATCAGTACGTTGCAGCATCTGTCGCATAGCCCGTCGTGGTTGTGAAGCCCTTCGTGCGTGTAGTGCCAGCATCGTGGGCATTTGATGTATTCGGGGTTGTCTCTCAAAGAGCGCACAACAAACGTGGGCTGCGGGCAACTCAACTCTTCGTACTTTTCATCTGTCATATTTTCCTCCTTTGTTGTCCGCAGTCTGCGCACTTGTTGTCCACAAAATCGTGGTATTTGGTTTCGCCAAGTTTTCCGCACAGGTGAGCGCCGAACAACTCAGCCAGCCCCCTCCTGTAACTCCCATCGGGCGCATGAAACAAGTGGGGGTGGCTTTCGGAAAAGTACTCCTCGTTTCTGGGGTGCGGGAGAACAAAAGGTCTGTTCATGTCTTCTCCTCAAGTTGTTGCATCAACGCTTTTTCTTGTTTTGCCCAAACAAAAGCATCGCCATATTTTTCATTCCAGTTTTCTGGCGGTGACAAATACCAATCCCACCATGATTGGCAGGGGCGAGGTGCTGGTTTTTCATCGGTCATGTGTTTTTCTCCTTTGATTTAGCAAACATTGCACGAGCGAACTCAACAATCACATAGTGGGTACCACAAGTCGCAAACTTGCCGTGGCTCATGTCGTAATCTAATTTCTTCCAAACCGCTTTAATCTCCTCATCCGTCAACTCTACCCATTCACTTTTTGGAAACAAAGCCCACACCTGACCAAGCGGCGTGAACAAAGGACAGTCTCTGTCTGTACTGACCACGCCGTTGCTTGGGTCATACCATGCTGTTGGTTTATCCATTGTTCTTCTCCTTGAGCTTGGCCTTAATAGCGTCAGTAATATCACCGCCCGATAAGTCCCAAAACGTCCAAACTTTTTTCTGTGGCGGCTCTGTGCGCTGTGGTGGGTTTACCCACTGCTCGACCGGTATGCCCTGTGGATGCAGGTCATCAATCACAATCATTTTGTACTTAATCTCAGGGGTAGGCTCTTGCTCTGTGCGCTGTGGTGGGTAGTTATTGCTACTGCAAGCAACACATTCATAAAGCACCGTTGCTTTGCATTCGGGACATGCAGGCTCTTGCTCTGGCTGTGCCAATCGTTCTTTGAGTGCGGCAATGGCTTCATTTATGTGGCGGCTTTGTGTGTAATGTATTTTCACAATGTCCAACGCATCAAGCGCCAGCTTCATTGCTTCTTTGTCAGTCATTTTCCGCAACTCCTACACTTGGTTAATATCGTAAAAACAGGGCGCTTGCAATAGACGCAATAGCTTGTCATGCTTGTTCTCCTCTGGCCCTGATGGCATCGCCCCATGTGCCACCACCTTCTTTAAGTATGTGGTCTACCATCTTTGCACACGCCTCACGCTCTGTTGATCGCTCCTCGGCCAGTAACTTCTTTATTCTGTCGCCATACATCGACACCACAATGCTTGGAAGGCCAATCTCTCTGGCACGGTCGTACAGCTTGATGTCATCCAGCGTTAGGGTGACAGTTATCTCAGGGTGAATCATGCTTGTCCCCTCACCCGAATCGCTTGGGCGTTTGATTGCAACAGACTACGCATGATGGGGCTTTGACACGCCATAGCGTTTGCGTCAAGGATGGCGGCGCATGCCTCACGCTCGTCCAGTGCCGCCTTCTTAATCCTGTCGTCCAACATGCCTTCCATGGCATCTAAGACCTTCTGTGCCGTTTCGGTCACATCAGCGCCTTCAGCCACCTCAATGCGCCCTTCTGCCGTGATACGCATCAACCAGCTACCACTGAGTGGCTTATGGAAAGTAATTGTGCTTGGCCCTGAGAGTTGGCTCAGGTTGTACTCTTGGGGCTTGTAGATGTATTTTTCTGGGTCTGTGGGGTGGTTTTTAAGTGGCATAGCTTTACTCCTGTCTGATACATACAAAGCGCAGTTCTTTTGCGCTGTCTTTGACCAATGGCTTGGTGACATTGCCAGCGGCAGTGCAGTGGGCCTCGCTCTTGAAGTTGGGGATGTGCGTCACCGACACGCTGTCGCCTTTGGCAAACACCCCAGCAAAAACATAAAGCACAAGTGTCCAACTCATTTCACCATCTCCTGTATGTTTGGGTAGTCTTCCAGCAGGATCTGCTGTCTGTATTTCAACTCTCTGTATTCATTTGCGGCTATGCAATCAAGAATGTGCTTCTGCCCCCGGTGCTTTGCTTTGACGGAGCTATGCTGGCGCATCTTTTCATGCAGACTATCTGTCTGCGGCTCCAGCACGGCGGCGCACAGTGAGTCCACCAGCAAGCGCAACTCAGCCACCTCATCCAGCAGGTCTTTTGCTTTCATTTCTTCCCCCCAAAATGTGCAATGCAAGCGCCCAGCCAAACAGCCAGCCACCACAGCGCCCAGAAATGGGACTCCAAAAATTCAATGGTGGTCATGCTCCCTCGCTTTCAGCATGAGGTCTGCCAAAGCATAAGACTTCTCAGCCAGCATTTCAATTTCGGTTTTATTCCAATACCAACTATCGCCGTCATCTTTTGTCCAGTCTTGGCGCAGGGTTTCCATTGCAACTGGCATCGCTTTGGCCGCAAAGTAATCGCGCAAGGTCATGCCTGTCATGTCAGTCCTGTGAGGGTTGGGGAATGCTTGTTCGTTGTTCATCGCTTCATGCTCCTTATGTATTTGGCAAAGCTTTGCACCGTGTCACGGCCAAATGGCAAAGTGAACTTTGTCTCCAACTCCACAGCCACTTCTTCAAGAGCAAAGTTGCGTTTGCGATTGTTTGCATCATCAATGTCAGAAAAGTCCTGCTCAATCTGGCGCATAATCTGCCGCTTGCGCCAGCCGCTGGTGTGTTGCCATTGGCCCTGTTTGAGGGCCAACTCCTCAAATGCCTCGTCCTCTGGGTCTTTCATTTTTTGCTCCTATCGTTTTCATCCATCCAAAACCAAAGCTCGGCCAGCGCATATAGCACCAGCCCAGCCACCGCAACTGCCAGGGCACCCAGCAGAAAAACTGTCACCACTGTTTCATTCATTGCTTCCCCTTCAATTGAAAGTGATCACAGCGTTGCAAGATGAATATGGCTTGCTGTGTGGGTTTTTTAGATTTGTCTTTGATGAAGTGGCAAAGATTTTCAACCATGCCCTTGCACTCCAGGCAGATCCTGAGGTCAACTTGCTCACGGTCGCGCACCAGCATCTTGTAGGCCAATTCATTGGCTTCTTCTTCGCCATGACCCAGTTGACGAAAGCGATTGCGCCGCCGCAGAAATGTTGCATCTTCTTGTTCAGTCATTTGCTTATCACAATGTCATGTGGTTTGACTTTGCCCTGGATGATCTTGGTGACTCGGCTCTCAGTTTGGCGGTGGGCCTGGATCATCGTCCGTGCCGGTAAGTTATCCAGCACCGTGCAGTAATCCTGCAAGATCGCCCGAATGAGCTGTATGGCGCTTCCATCGAGTCGGATGGGGTGACCCTTCAAGGATCGGTTTCCAGCCTTGGCAAGGGCCATTGCGGCCTCGCCAATCAAGTCGTCGGGGTCTTCCACCTGCCCCATGACCAAAAGGGTTTCCATCATGTTCAAAGCATCCGCAACAA